AAACATTATCTGAAGAGGCTGATTCTTTTCTAGGGTGCATTTACGGTCTAAAGTAAAATGATCAATTTTACGGTTTAGAGTAAACGGGCCTATACTTAATACAGGTAGTCTTAGTGTTTTGTTTAAGCTTTAGTATGGGGGATTAGTACAGAAGGTAGACCTAATGGTGGCTTCTGAATACTAATCCCTAGTTATACTAACAAATTTCTATTTGTCAAGTATATATTATCGTGCATTACCAGATAAATCGTAAATAAATTTACCTGATTGTATTGCTTTAGTTATTGCTTCTTCTTGTTTCTCGTATTCTTGTGCAGACATACGAGCAATATCAGACTCTTTGAATGAGCCAGATGTGTCCTCTGCATCAACAGATGCTTTAGAAGCTTTCTTAACAGTACCAGCAGCAGCTTTACGTTTTGCTGCATAGTCACTCTTAGTCATACCATTGTCTACTTTGTATAGATCAATGACACGAATTACTGAAGCTGCATCATCTGAGTTTTCATAGAGAGCATCTTGTACCCACTTAGGTTGATCATCAACCCAATCATGAAACTCATCTGCTTCACGTAGTTTATCAAAGTCAGGGTGAGCTTTACGTATATCTTGCTCTGCAGATGATCGTGACATTTCAGCTTCTTTAGCATCTAGTCTTTGCAGACGATCTTCTGCTTTGTTAAACATTTCTTGAGCTTTCTTAGCAGCAATAGTTTCTACAATGCTTGCTACATCAGGGTACTCTGCAGCCCATGTCTCAATGTCTTCATCTGACTTAGGAGGCCGAATGTTTTCCTGACCTAGACGAGCTTCTAGTGCAGCAAACTTTTCTTCCCAGTCTTTTTCTTTTTGTTGCATGTGACGCCGTACATCACCGTAACGTTTTTTAAAAGATTTTTCTTCACGACTAAGGTTCTTGTCCTCAACCTCTGGTTCTTCTTCAGTAGCTTCTACTGCTACTTCTTCTTCCTCTTGGGTCTTACCCTCAAGTTCTTGGATTTCCTTTTCGTCTTCTTCAATCCGTTTACGATTACGATTATTATGGTTAGGATTTAAGAACCCTGCAGTCTTTGGTGTTTCCATAGTTTGTAGTTCAGGCATATTGTTTCCTTATGTTGGGGCCAGCCGTAGCTGGGTAGCCTTATCGTTGTGGTTGCATACCTAAACCGGGAGGTGTAGGCATTGGTTGTTCTTGTTGTGGTTGTTCTTGTATTTCAACAGGCGGTGGTACAAAAGTTTGAACTGCTTGTACAAACTCTGGTCCAAATATTTTAGCAGTGATATTTCCTATGTTACTAGCAACTACTTGACCAAAAGCTTCTTTTTCTTCTGGTTGAAGTTGTTGAAAATTACTTGCTGCTTTTTCAAGATTAATTTGCATATCCATTATGCTTCTCCTTTAATTTTTCCAGCAGCATAGACTACAGGATGTATAATACTACACCAAACTTTACCTATTAAGCTATCTTTAGCTTTACCCTTAGTAAGTATGTGTCTTAAATGTTGTGTTCTTTCTTTAGCTAAATAAGCGCCTAATTTAGTAAGAGTATTATTTTTTTGCATACCTTTTACGTAGGATTTAAATAACCAGTGATAACCAATCTCATGGGCAGGGGTTAAATATTTCTTTTGGTATATATCCCAAGTTTTCATAGCCTTAGACCAGTCAGCAAGTTGAGTTTGACGATACATTTCAGTACAAACAATACTTTTATCATTTGAACCATCATCACCTTTATCTTCTTTATCTTGTAAAGAACCGGGTTTTGGATTGGCTCTAGTATAAGTAGTATCCGGTTTTGCTAATCCAGTTCCATCTTGTATTCTATTACCATTACGATCTACTGCATTGGTTACATAACCGGGAGTTTTTACATTAGAAGGTGGTGGCCCTTCACCATCACCGGGTTTAGTTGGTCGTAGTCTGGGTTTTATAATTTTACCTGTTGGACTTCCACCAACACGGCCAATTACATAATCATCTTTTGGTTTATAACCTCCCAGACTTGTTACAGTACTACTAGGAGTAGTTTTTTCTACCATTTTAGTGGGGGATATGCGTGAACCTGTTGAAGTTTCTACAAGAGATGTAGAAGAAGGAATAAATGTAGTTGTACCGGGAACATAAACATAACCTGTTGGAGCAGAATCTTGCATAGATTCATCAAACTTTTTTTGTCCTAATTTGCCGGGAGCAAAATCTTCTCTTTTCAACCCTTCTTTATCACCTTCTTTGCCGGTGCGTGTTATCTGAGTAGCAGCTTTACGTATATCGTCAGCATAACTATTACCTGTTGCAATACCCTTTTCTTTTTTACCCCCAGCTATATTATAAAGATCGTTAGACAGTTTAGTATAGCCACGATCTTCTGCAATTTGTCCTGCAGCTCTAACAGTAGCTTTGTTAGTACCCTTAACAACTAAATTAATAGCAGTGCCTAAAATACCACCAGTAAAAATACTACTTATACCTTTATCTCCACTGGCTATAGTATCTCTTGCCCAATTTAAAGTTTTTTCTGTGTCATTAAAATCTAAATTTTTATTTACTGTCTTTGCTCTACCCCTAAGTTCTGTTTCTTTTTCTTTTGAACCAGACCAGCGTAATCCAGTAATAGGGTTAATTTCACCTCTTGCTACTGCAAGATCAAAATCAAACTGACTTGTAAAACCTGAAGGTAAACTTGGACCTTCATCAAAAGGATTTTTTTCAGTTAAACCTTCTAAAGATTGCTGTGGTTGACCATTTATAAACTGTATACTAACCGGCATACCTTTAGAATTATAATAAGTTTTTGTGCCTGTAAAACCGGCTGAAGCTGTCTGAACAGGCTTTACAACTTCAGGTAACTTTTTTGCAATATCTTCCGGTGTTTCTATCTCTGGAACAACGTCTTTTGCACTAATAACAGGTGTACCATAACTAAGATTTCTTCTACCATAGCTACTGCCTACTCCCCTTCTACCTACAACACCACCTTCATTAGCCATCATAGGCTGTTCTTGTTGCATTGCCTGTTCAATAATACTATTTAAGTCATCATCACTAAGCTCTGCTTGTTGTGGCTCCATAGGCTCACCGCCTATTCTACCATCAGCATCCATCTGTTGCAAGCCCATTTTTGCTTGAGTACGTAAATCCTCAAAGAATTTTACACCGTAGTAACGTACAACATCAGCAGGTACAACATACTCACCTTCGGATAAACGTGCAGGAATATCATCACGTACTTCTTCAGGTAAAGAGCCGGGGGGTACATCATTACCTGACACTGGGTCTACTGTCTCTGCAACACCACCTATTGCAAAGCTCATTTCCATTTGGTCTTTCATTGCTACCCCTCCTTGGGCAAACTTTGCGTTTCTGTTAGACTTTTCTAAAGGATTAAACTCTGCATCTTTATACCTAATAACAGCAGAACTGTTTACACCATTACCTTCAGGTCTATCTACCAACATAGCATAGCTAATGTTATTTTTATCTTCTACTTCATTTACGTAAGGTACATGAGTAAAACCTTGTTCAGCAAGCTGCCTTCGTATAATTTGCATTTTTTCAAATACAGCCCCATCTTTAATTTTATCCATTTCTTTAACTAAAAAATTATTTAATCTTTTTTCTGTCCAAGGTTTTTTACCATCCAGAAAAGGTTTGTTTGTTTTTAATTTTAATTCGTAAGTTCTAGCCCCTCCCATTTTAGAAAGACCTTTATACGAACTAAGATCAGAAAAACGATCCGCTGCTGCTTTAGTAGTACCAACATGCACACCTAAAAAATCATGAGCTTTTTTGGGGTTGTTAAAACCTAATCCTTTATACTTAATTAATTCTTTTAAAGTCATGCCTTGAGAAGCAGCTTGGTCTCTGGCGACCTCATCTGGAAGTTTAAACACTTCAATTTCTTCTGTGGGAGAAAAACTTTTTGTAGAATGATAACCTGTTTCAGAGTAACCTAAATTTAATGCTTTTTGAGTCTGTACAGGATTTTGTTTACCTTTACTTTTACCCATTTGTTCTTTTGTAAGTTTTCTTTCTAATGCTCCTAAAGGCCCTTGTTTATATTTAGTATCAACAGTTTCAAAAATATCTTCAAGTTTTGTGTCTATTGCAGAAACAGCTTTGTTTGCTTTCTCAGAAAAAGTTTCTTTCTTTACTTCTTGAGGTAGTCGTCGGTAAAAACTTCTAAAAACATCAGAAGGTTTTTGTTGTGGTGGGAGTTCTTTTTTTCTTACACCTACTGTTGCTTGTCCATGTATAGCATCACCAAAAAAACTATGAAGTTTTCCTTGACCTGCATCTGACATAATGTCCACCATAGCAGGAACATGGGTATAGCCACCTTTAATTAGAGCATCTAATCTATGATTACCTTCAAAAATTTCAGCAGTATGTCCTTGCCAACCTACACCAATTTGTATTGGGGTTGTCATACCGTTTGTTTCAATATCATTTAAAAGTTTATTTGTATCTCTTACTAAAGGATTACCGGGAAAAAACTCTAAAAAATCTTTTATAGGCACATACTCTATTGTACCTGCTCTTACACCACTACGAAGTTCACTCATAGCTTCTTCATTTATACGAGGAAGTTTCATATCCCCAGTGGGATTAACAATATTAACACCTTTTGTGGGGCTAGGAACTATTAAAGTAGATGGGTTTGAAAATTCTTCTGTTGTTAAACCATAACCATTAATACCTTGTTCTTTCTTTTCTATAGCTAAGGCTTGTTTATATTCTTCTGAAGGTTCAAATACTTTAGGTATATTTTTTACTTTTTGTCCTGCTTGTTTTGTACCAGCAACTGCTGCATCTACAGCATCATCAAGTTGAGTTAAACTTTTTGCCCCTGCTGTACCCATAAAAGCATCAGGTATAGAGTATATATCTCTTTCAAAACGTCTTTCTTTTTCTTCTGTAGGCATAATCTCTGCTACAGTACCAATAGCAGCTTTTGCTGCAGCATCTACTAAATCTAAAGCACCTAACCCCATATCTTTAAAATAATCTACAGCACGTAAATACCCATTGTATAAAGCAGGATCATTAGCATCTGTCTCAGTTACACCAGCATCCATAATCTTTTTCTTAGCATCTTCCCAAGAACTTTTAGCAAACTGTAAAGGGTTAAAAGGATCAGGTTTATTTTGAATACCTCCAAAGTACACATTACCATAACGGTCTGTGCCTGAAGGATAAGAAATTTCAAATGGGTCTTCTTCAGCACGTGGTATTGGTATATTTAACTCAAATGCTTTTTGAGTTTGACCTTCTACAGAACCACCGGGATTAAATCCTCTAAGAGTAGGACTACGTTCTTTTGCAGCTTTTTCGGCCGCTTTAAGATTTTTATGAGTGCTTGTTGGTTTTATTATATTATTATCCAACATAATACGTAATTCTTCTTCATCATAAGAATAACCATTGTGTATTGTTGGTATATTTATCCAGCCGCCTTTATATTTAAAAGTAGTAGATTTTTCAGATACCATTTCACCTTCAGGTGTTTTATAGATAGGTCTACCTGCTGTGGATATTTCGTCTGTAAGAACACCTACTTTTTCTTTAACGTCAGCCATTAGCATTAACCTTTAACCTAAGCTGCTTCAAAGCTTGCAGTGCATGTATCTGTCCCTGTATTCTATACATTACATGAGATTCATCTGACTGAGAAAACATTTTGTAACTAGCATCAATACGTTCATCTAGTTCAGCTTCAAATGCATTCCATGCTTCGGGGTTATTTACTAGTAGTTTTAAACTCACTGCATTGGTCCTTGTCCAGTGTTAGCTGAGAAGCCTTGTTCTCCCGGCTGAGGTGCTGTGCCTGTACCTATAGTACCCCCTCCGCTACCTTGAGTGTCCTGTACCTGTGCCCCTGCTGGTGGGCCTCCTTGTGGAGCTGGTGGTCCTGCTTGTGGTTGAGGTGGTGGTGGATTCTCTTCACGAAACTTCTTAAGTATCTCTGCTTGTACTGCAGCATCACCCATTGAGTTGACCAGTTTGTCAGGATCAAGATCCATAGACTTAGCAATCTCACGCACAATGTAATCCATCTTAGCAAAGGGGGCTAGTACAGGATTCTGCACTACACCAAGGAATTGCATTAGGCGTTGACTACGTACCTCATTAGCCATTAGGCTTTCAGTACCACGTGCTTTGACTTCAAGATCACCTTTGATTTCTTCGTCATAATCAAACTGCATGTTGAAGTTGAAGAATGCTTTAGCTAGTGGTGCTAGTAGATAATCGTCTACATTCTTAACTACATTCCGTATAGAACCATTAGCAGCAGACATGAGCATACTAATGCCAGAAGCTGTACGTCCGACACCTTGTACTCCTGTCTGACCATGAGCAAAGCTAGGAAAGCCTGTACTCTCGTCTGCTAATACACGTGCCTTATCAAACATCTGCATGTTCTCATTGGATACGTTAGGGAACTTGGTGCCAAAGATAGCTTGTCCCGGCGCACCGCCTTGGCGACGAAAGACTTTACCGGGATATACTGAAAGGTCTTGGCCGGGAACTAGGTTAGTCTCGTCCACCTCAATCAACATATTACCAGATAGTGCAGCATTGTCAACAGCCATACGCATAAAGCCATTCATCAATGTCTGTGTATCATCCATATTCTCAGCAATACCTACACCAAACAAACTGTATGGGCTTACTTCATATGGTACTGCATAGTAAGGAATCATAGAAGGAGTGAATGGATTCATAACCAAACGCAATACCTTACCATTACATACCCAGATGTTTACATTAACTTGATCCATATCTGCCAGTTCTGCAGGGATATCTATGTCATGTCCTTCAAGAACTTCTGTATCTACACTACCCCAAAACTCAAGGACTTCAAAACGTTCAGCTTTAGATTCCTGAGCATCATCTTCCATAGCTTGTTCCCACCATTCTTTAGTGTAGGACTCACCATCAGATACAGCAAGATCAATAGCATTGCTCCTAAAGAAAGGACGTCTTTTAAGGTTACGCAGTTGAGTACGTGACATTTTATGACGTTCTACTACATACTCAGCCTCATCCATGTTGGCTGCATCAGGATCAGGATAGAAATTCCAAAGAGATACACTAGAGGTTTGAGGGATAGTTTTAATAGTAGGGGTATATTCTCCCTCATCATTCCAATTAGCATACTCTTTGTCTATAGCAAACGGACCTTTCATTACGCCTGTACCAAACAGGGCGCATTCAAAGGCAGCTACACGTAACTGTTTGTTTGCATTAGACTCATCAAGTTGGTCATGGATTTTCTTTTCCATCTTTTTAGCTGCTACCATAGCAGGATGAAATGTAATCTGTGTAGGTGTACTACCCACACCTTCTTTAAGTTGATCCTCTACAGGGGCTAGGCTATTCTTTAGACCAGCTAGACGTTCTTTAAGATCAGTCATAGTCTCGCCGGGAAGTAGCTTAGTATCCTCTAGGCTTGGACCCTGTGCTTTCTTTATCTCATCATTAGATTCAAAGTGTACAGACTCAGCCACACCTTCAGGTAAGGTAGTGGGGTCTACAGTAACTGGGAATCTGTTGTTGCCAAAGAGTACTTCAATGATTTGACCATAAGCTGCAAGTACTTTAGTCTTAGTTACTTTAACAAATACTTGAGATTTTTCTGTGGAAGTAAACTGTACATCAGGCCCATAGATACCACGATAATTACGGTATGCTTGTACCCAACGGTTTTCTTCTGTCTCTCTTGCATCAGAAGCTTTCTTGTATTGTTTTTGTACAAGACCTACAATAGTACCTGCAAGAGGATCACTGTATGTATCTTCTTTCATGTCCTCTAAAGAGCTTGCCTCTTCAGCGTCCATTCCCATGCTTTCTTCAAATTCGTCCATAGTATTTCCTTAATAACCAAACGTTGGGTCGCTTGCTTGAAAACCTGATCGTTGTGTTGCAGGATCAAAATCAAACAAACTGCTTCTTGGTCTTGTCATAACCCCGTACCTAATTGCATCATACAGGTGGTCTTCTGAGTGTGTGTCTACGTCTTCAGGGTTATTCTTATCCAGAGGTAGTGCTGGTATTTGTGATATAGTATTGGTACAAGTGTTAAAGAATACTAGCCGTGGTTCTTCAGTAAACTCATCTACTTGTAACCTTCTGTGTATTTCATTCTTACCTGCTACCCTTGAACCTCTGGACCTATCAGCAGGTCTCCACCTACAGCCTTGCATAATCATTTGTTCAGCTAGACTTGGGCCAGTGTCTCCACGTTTATGCCAAAGAGATGAGTCAAGTACTCCATAGCGTATCTTCTCTCCGTCCTCTGCTTCTAGTATCATATCAGCTAGGTCAGTAGCTATAACCTTTGAGCAATACATTTCCCGATAAACTATCAGTTGTTCATCAGGAGATACAGCAAACCAAACAACCCCTGAGTAAGAACCGTACCCATAGTCACATGCTCTAAACTTTGACCAGCTTCTAGGTATCTCAAAGGGTTCTATTACGTGTACTTGTCTATTCCACTCAGGAAAAGCAGCACCTTCATTTACATCCCAGTTACCTTCAAGTAGTTGCTTACGTTGATGCTCTGGTAGTGACAATAGGTTAGCTTCATACAGACCATCATCAGCTAAGTACGGGTTATCAAATAAAGTAGCAGGAATAAACCTGCGCTTAAACAGTGGTTGACCCTCTTTTGAGTGACCTTTAGGCCAAGCAATAACCTCTCCTGTTTCCATGTCAGTAGCATCAAAGCTAGTATTATGTGGAGCTGGGTCTACAAAAGTCTTCTTAACCCATTGATGCCCACTTCCGCCGGGGTTAGTAGTTCCCCTTTGATATAAACCTAGACCACTATTCTTAGTAGTACGTAGGCGAGACCTCATATAGTTCCAAGGATAAGGGCTAGGCCATTGTGTAAGTTCATCAAAACCAATCCAGTTAAAAGCTTGTCCTTGGTATCTTTGTACATCATCATCCCTGTCTAGATATGAAAGCCAAAGAGTAGCACCGCTTGGAGCTACCCACGTCTTATCACGTTCCATAAACTTAATCCCGGGGATTGCTCTTGGGTAGAGCTGTTTGGAGACTGAGATAAGTTCTCTGAGTTCTTCTGTGCTTCTCCGTACCAACAGCATAGAAGATAGTGGATTATTAAAATACCTAACAGGATCGGCCAACATAGCAAAAGACTTACCACCACCAGCCGCCCCACCATATAGTACCTCTTGTTCTGATGCTGAAAGAAAGTCTGTCTGAGGGCCGGGATTAGGCTCAAAGATAACGTCTTGAGCTTTTTCTACATCAATCGGCTCTGGCTTCACTCTCGCTGGAACTGGTTGAAGCTCTGGCTCCGATACGATTTCTTTCGAGGGTTTCCGCTTTTGCCGCCGCTTCTTTGTAGCGTTCAGCGTAATAGCGTTGCGTTGAAGCTTCTGCTTTACGTTTTCGTTCAAGTTTAACTCTCTTCATTAGACCCACGTGAGAAATGTATCTACCTGACTTTTCACTCAACCAGTTGGCTACATCTCTATAGCTATATTGCTTTAGATACTTCTTAGCTTCTTCTAAAGCTTCTAGCTCTACTGGGATTGGTAGTAGTATATCATCATCTTCAGGGTCTTGTCTATAGCCAAATGGCACAACTCTGCCTACTCTAACGACAGATAACCATTCATACTCACCATCAACTAGCTCTGGTTCAGGGAGCTTCCAAGTTTTATTAACTTTCATTTTTAGGTGGTAATATAAATACAGGGTTTTCAGCTTTAATTTCTACTTTGTCTGTCTTTACAAAGCCAGCACGGTCAAGGAAATCTTTAGCTGCTGCCATCTTTTCTTTATTGCCAAGATCGGTGGGGTTAGTCATAACCTGCATCATAGAGTATGCAGCTTTACTACCAGCAGTGGCAATAAACTTCTTAGTAAGTTCAGCAATTTCGTCCTGTAACGCAGCAGTGATAGTTGTAGAGGACATAGTATTAGCATACCCTGCAAGACGTTTAGCTTGCACAGGATCACCTTGTGCCTCTTCAAACAGCACGTCAAGAAATAGCTGTTGTTTTTCTGTGAGTTTTCTCATGTTACTTTCCTGTGGGGTTTTACCTTCTTCGCAACCTTCTTAGGTTGAGCCACAAACTGCTTACCCGCAGCCTTGCCTCTTCGTTTGGCACGGGTTGTAGCAGCATACTCAGAATCACTAAGAGACTTAATAGCCTTAGCAGGAAGGTATCTCTCGCCGGTGGCTTTTGACCCTTGTGTTGAGGGTTTACCACTCTTGGTCCTCCAATCTTGCTTAGTCCAAGACTTAAGACTTTTTTGGCTTTTAGCTAGTCCACCTGTATTCATCTTTTTAGGTTTACTTTTTGTCATGTTTTTTCTGTATAGCAAAATTAGCAGTAAGGCTTGCCCCCTTGTGAGGGACAAACTTACCGTCATGTTTCATTAGTTTTAAACTACCATCTTTTTGTTTCATCCAATGATAGCCTTTAGGTGCTTCTACTTTCATTACGTGTATCCTCCACCTTTTGCTTTGTATTGTTTGGCAACCATTTGAGCTTTACGAGCCGACCACTGGCCGGGGCTTCCTCCTTTGCCGCCAGCCTTAACGGATGCGACAAGACGCTTACGCATACTAGGCTTAGTATAATTACCCGCCGCATTTACAGTTGAACCACCTTTAGCATATCCTCTTGGCTTTGCTTTAGGTGTAGTCTTTACCGTAGAACTTTTCTTTAATTTCGCCACGTGTTACTCCTATATCTTTAAGAGCAGAGTCTGACATATTAACTAACTGCCAGTATTGTACTCTACGCATTTGGTGATCTTGTAGTGCTTTAATGAATTGTTTAAACATGGTATATCTCCTTTTGACCAGAGACAGTTATACCACAAGTTAGTGTATCATACTACATACAAGATTGCAAACCCGTTATGCATTTTTCTTCTTAAGGTTATCCACTTGAGATTTGACCATGCCACCCATGTTGTAAGTCATGACATTTTTTTTCTTCATAGGTTCTCTATTAATAATAGAATCTTTAGCTGGATAGCTTGCAGTTACAGAAGTGTTGACTGAACCGGGATTAGACTGCATACCACCCTTAGCATAAGCTGAAGTTTTCTTTTTGGTCATACCACCTTTATTCATTTTGCCAATACCATCAGCAGCATAGGCTGGTACTTTTTTGCCATTCTTCATAACCATAGGCATTGATCCGCCTTTGTTATAACCTTTGGTTTTCTTTTTTGTCCCGTACATTTTATTTACCCTCTGCTATTTTTTTCATGGCCTCACCACTGATTCTTTTATATGCTGATCGTGTTTCTTCTTCAGTAATAGCAGCACGAAGCTCTTTACCTTTATGCATGTAGTATAAACTACCTGCTTTTTTTGCAGAAGCAAGACTTTTGTATTCACCAGCCCTAGCTTTTGCTTTTTCTTTTGCTGCTGTAGATTTTCTACTTGCAATTTTTTTGTTTAAAACTTCAGTAAGAGCTTTTTTTTCTGCGTCTTTACGAAGTTTTACAATTCCTGCACCACCGCCTAATGCTGCTAATCTTACTGCAAGGTTAATAGTTTTTTTACGGTCAGGTGTATCTCGTTTTACTGCGTCAGCTTTTGCAGCAGTTAGCTCTGCAGCTTTACGTTTTTTAGTTTCTTTTTTAGTTTTTGGTTCAAAACCTCTTTTATTTTCAAGGGTGCTTTTTCTGCTTCTATCTGCATACAATGCCCTATTAGTTGTTGTTTTTATTTTTTTATCTGCAGCTTTTATCTGAGTAACAGTTGGGTTATATTTTTCTATGTAGGCATCATAAGCTACCTTACCTAATGCACCTGCTGCAACTAAACCTGCAATGGTTGGGGTAGCACTTACAATTTTGCTACTGCTTCCTGAGCTAAGACGGGGTTGTTGATTTGCTTTAGCTGGTGCTGGCTTTGCTGCAGCGGAAGGTTTACTAACTGGCGATGGTTTAGAACCACCACTACCTGTAATTTTTATAGTTGGTGGTCTAGACTTAGCCATAGATTCAGCTCTAGGTTTACCACCACGAACATCGCCAAAGTTTTTCATCCGTCTGGAACCAAGCTTTCGTCCTATTGCGGATTGACCACTACCACCTAGTTTATTACTACCTGCTGGACGACCAGTCTTAGGATCAATTTTTGGTCCTTGCCTTATTTTTTTGTTTTGTTCTATAGCTTTTTTAAGCGCACGGGTAACAAAAGTAACAAAATTACTGTTAGTAACTGTTTGAACTTTAAGTCCACTGTTCTTTATTCCGTCTGTAGCTGTACGAAAACCTTTTGCTATAAGTTTTTTAGCTACTTCTTTAGTTTCAGCTTTTACTAAAACTCCTGAAAGATAATAAATACCCCCAGCTATTGCCCTTGGTGCTGACATTTTTTAAACCTTTATATCTATTCTACCACTTGACTTTGTGGGACCAGTATTTTGCTGACAGTTTGCTCGTCGGTTTCCCTTGTGCATTATGTCTTGCGTAGTAACTTTTTTTACGGGCTTTATCCTTCGCAGTCTTGGGGGCTTTACCCGCACCTTTAACGCCCTGCTGCCCAAATCTGATAAATTTATAGGTATCCCCTTCCTTAGCCATAACACAATGAGACTTAGTTTTGTGACTAGGAGTTCTCTTAGGAACATTGACTTTAGTCAGTCCTTCCTCCTTCATCTTAGTCTTGACTCGTTCAGGGATAGCCATATTATTTCCTTGTTAATAATGGGGGAAACACCGGCGTCTAGCTTCACCCCCAACTTATAGTATATTATTCTTCAACGCCAAATCTCTTTGGTACACAATAAGCAACTGCACGATCTTCTGGTGCTATACCATGTGTGCTAAATCTTTTTATTATTTCTTTCGCATAGTAGTTGCAGTGTTCTATTGTGTTGAATACCATTGTTTCTTCTATAAGCTTCCTATCTATACCAAGATAGACGAGAAGAATAAAAGTGTGCATTACATCATTTCAAAGTGTGGTGCATCAATGAACGGTCTGCGACCTTGGGAACGACGAAGATCTACATACTCATTCATTGCGTCTTCCATTGAGCCTGAGTACTTAGAGATATCACCTACACTCCATGCAGCTCCCCACTTAATAGCTACACCTTTCTTACGTGCAGCTTCAGCCATAGCATCAGCCAACTCATCATACTTATTCAATGCCCATGTAATATTAGGGCCAACGTAGGCCACTAGGTCTACTGCACGTCCCTCTAAGTGTTTACTCTTCATGGTTTGACTAGCACCACTAGCCACAAGCTTCTCCTGCTCTTCTACAGTACGCATACCACAGGTAACACCAAAGTCTACTTTAGTGCGTTTAATAGCTTCATTCACTACTTGTACTAGCTGGGGGTTTACTCCCTCTAGTCTACCTTTACTACGATTGGATAGTTGAAACGTCATTACTTCTCTCCGCTATGAGCTTTGCTTGCTCTCGTATTAACTCTTGTTGTTTTTCTAATGCAATAAACTGCTTATCCAACTCAGATAGTTGAGGGATAGGTATTACATTATTTCTTCCCAAAGAACTTACTCACTGACCTCATACCAATACTAGCTGATACAATTCCACCAAGAGCAATTTGATACCACTGAGGCATTACTTCAAGTGAGGCAAAGCCTCTTGCTACTATCTCATTACCCCAGTCTCCACAAAAGGCTAGGATCAGTGGGATTGAGAATAGCAAGGTAATCCACTCATCTTTCCAAGAGTTCTGAGTACCTTTCATAGCCTCAATATCCCAGTCAATTTCACCTGTAAGCTGTTTCTTCTTAATCTCAGCTTCAGTAAGTTTGATCTGGGTCTTACCATCTATGATACTGGTGGCTAGACCAGTGATACTTCCTATGAGTTGAGCTATCATTTCTTATACTTCTCCGTATATGCTTCTTCAAAGCCCTCTTCATGAACACAGTTCTCATGATTGCCCCAGAGTCTTTGGAAGTAAGTGTCATGTACATCTAGGTAGTCCTGCTCACTGTATTCATCAGGAGCTAATCTACCTTTGATAATCCACATAAACCTATTTACTTCTTTATGGATAGGACTGTTAGTGTTTTTCATTGCCAAGCCATACAGCAAAGCATCCTGTTAAGGCTCCCATACAGATAGACACTAGGCCTGACTGCTGTATGGAAGGATCTGGTAGGGTCATGAACCAATGAACTGCTTGGTAGGTTAAGACAGTCACTGCAAGCATCATAATGCGTGGCATAATCTGCCACTTAAGTACACGTTCCATGATAATCTCTGGCATATTCTAACTCCTAGGTAATAGTTTTTTACCTTCTATAGACTTGGATAGTCCACCACGCATTGAACTTACTGCTGCAGCTCTACCACCACCTACAACTTTAGCACGGGGTTTTGGTTTAGGTTTGTTTGGACCTTGTTGAGTTTTATTATTATTATTATCTACTTTATTTACATCAGGAGAAACTTTGCCAGATCTAATAAGTTCATTTATTGCAGACTTTTGGTTAGCTGACCATTTTTTAAAGTCAGCCATTTGTTTTGCAATTCGTGCTTCACGACGAATAAGGTCGTTTTTAGCTTTCTTTAGTTGTGCAGCAACAGTTGGGCCTTTACTTTTTGCCCTCTTAGATTTTTCAGTCATTGATTTCCCAATCCCTTTTTGTTCGTGGTTGAAATACGTCTTTGGCCTCAAGATGACCCTCTAGGTACATGGCTCTTTCAACATGATCTAAAGAATACTTGACGCCAGTATCTTGATATATTGCTTCTCTAATGTAGAAGACGTCAGACCTTGGGATGTGTACCCTTTGTAGTCTCCCTTCGTCCTCGTCAGCTAGTGCTAGATAAAATTCTTCTAGTACATTATCGCTAATGTACATTTTCGGCTTGGACATGACTAGTTATACCTATAAAATTCTCTATGTCAAGAGAGAACGACAAAGAATCTAAGAAAAATTCTTACATGGTACTTAAAGTATACTTAAAGTATTATTATTTCTTTATATATATAAGTAATAATAGACTTAAAGTGTACTCTAAGTTACTTTAAGTACTCTTAGTTACTTAAAGTTATACTTAATTATACCACATTCTGTGTGAATGTCAAGAGAAATCTTTAAGTTTTTACTATTACTTATTGAACACCTGTTCAATTAATACTTAAAGCGTTCTTAACGGCGAGGATCGGGTATTATCTTCGGGTAGAATACCCTCTGAGAGGCTGTGAGTGGCTCTGTGAGTAGGCATGTCGTAGATTCATGGGGGTAGGCCTACCGTAGGCATGAAGATAGCTCTATTATGATTAACATTATGTATAGGGATTATGTATATATCCATAGGTATAACGTATGTGTGGGGGTTAAGGTAGTGGTTCATGTAGTTACCAAGTGTATTTGACCCCCCGCTGTCATTGGGTGTATACGTATACGGACACCCCCCGTGTGGCCCATGCCCCCCATGCTGTATACAACGGTATACACAAGGTTTTCCTCAGTTAATGTGACACTTTAAGCTCTAACTCCTTGATATTATTATGTTTTCTATACAATGTAGGATTATTCAGTATACATAATTGGGATTTTACCGTGTGTTTTCAAGGGGTTACTGTTTGTAAGTGAAGCCATGCTCTTTACACTATACCTATGCTCATTATGTCTATACATATACCCCACCCCCATTAGGTCAATCATGCTGCCCTATGTCTTCTACATTATGTCTTCTACATTATGTCTTCTACATTATGTCTTCTACATTATGTCTTCTACAACAACTCTTATACATGAATAATTTATTCCTGTTATGAATAATCTCCAGTCTTATTATGTCTATACATAAAGCAACTATAACTTGTATCAACACAACCTATAGAGTCTCTTTATAGTATAAAAAGAAACCTATACTTAAGTAGTGATTCGTTTTTATTTATTGAGAACCATTCGCAACAACACAAAAATAGAATAATAATAATATTTGTTTTCGTTTGTTTTCAATAACTTACAAGAACCATACTTATTATATGTATACTATCTTTTGTTTGTATGCCTATATGGTTTCAAGGTTTTTCGGAACGTCGCCGCTAGGGTTTCTGCCCTAGGTCTAGGCCCCCGATACTTCCATAGCTACGCCTATTATTCGCATCCTGCTCTTGAGGAGTATGGGGAGTGCTATAAGACCAGCGTGGCGATTACATAAAATTCCTGACGGGGTTGTGTGACGGTGTGGTGCCGTCTGATAAGAACAGTGGTGTAAGGCCTAGCTTGCTAGGGTGCCGCAACCCCCTAAGCGTCATATAGATATTTCATGCGTTCGTAGAATATACGTGTGTGCTGCCTAGCGGTGCTACGTTTCTACCTGTCAAATGATCTAAATTTATATGGTGGTGGTTTCATATTTGCGGTGGACTATGCTGAGATGCAGAAGCCGCATGGTAAGTAAACCTAACGCTATCCTATCCTGCCAACCAACGTGGGGTGTGATGGTGTTGGTGTTGCTTGCACTGCATACTTATACTGAGTGTGTGGTGGATAGCAACACATGGAGTTTACGCTATGAATTTTATCAAAACAGACGAGAAAATCATTGAAACAATCGCCAGTATCGCCAAGCGTGGTGGGTCTTTGCAAAAAGATATT